GATTATATTTTCAAACTGGTAGTGTTGTAGGTAGAAGTTACACTGGTGATGGCGAATTTAATAATGCAAGAGTTCCTATTCAACAGTTAACTGCTAACAGTGGAGGTGGAAAACTTCAAATGTTAATTGGCAACTACAATCATTACTTAGATATGATTCGTACTGTTACTGGTTTAAATGAAGCTCGAGACGCTTCAGTACCAGATCCAAATTCTTTGGTTGGTGTACAAAAGTTAGCTGCACTTAATTCTAATGTAGCAACAAGACATATATTAGATGGAAGTTTATTTATTGCAAGAAGAATGGCAGAGTGTTTAACAATAAGAACTGCTGATATTTTAAAGTATGCAGATTTCAAAGATGAGTTTGCGATGCAAATAGGAAAATATAATCTTGCAATATTAGAAGACATAAAAGATTTATATATCTATGATTTTGGTGTGTTTATAGAACTTGCTCCTGATGAAGAGCAAAAAGCAATGTTAGAACAAAACATTCAAATGGCATTATCAAAAGAAAATATTAGTTTAGAAGATGCTATTGATATTAGAGAAATACATAATATTAAAATGGCTAATCAATTGTTGAAAGTTAAGAGAAAGAAAAAACAAGAAGCTGAGCAACAACAACAAATGATGCAACAACAAATGCAGGCCCAACAAGCTATGCAACAACAACAAGCTGCAGCAGAGATTGCAATGCAGAAACAAAAAATGGAGACTGAAGGTAAAATTGCAGTAGAACAAGCTAAGATACAGTATGAAATACAAAAGCTGACTGCAGAGAAAGAACTTAAATTAGCTCTAATGGCGGAGGAGTTTTCTTACAATATGCAACTAAAAGGCTTGGAACAACAAGCAATTGATACAAGAGAAGAAGCTAAAGAGCAAGGTAAGTCAGAGAGAATCAGTCAACAATCTACAGAAACATCTAAAATGATTGAACAGAAGAAAAGAGATTTACCTTCTATTAATTTTGAATCAAATGAAGATAGTTTAGATGGGTTTGATATGGCGGAGTTCGATCCAAGATAAGCCCAAAATTTAGAAAAATAAATGTATAACTTTGTAAAAATTAAATTTAATATAATATGGAATTAAAAGTAAGAGCCATAGATGGCAACGAAAACAAATCGAAAGCTGAAATAGAAGAACAACTTCTACAAAAGCATGAAGATGAAACAAAACAAGAACAGCCACAACAAGTAGAAGAAGTGGTAGAGGAACAACCTAAGAGTGAGGTTGAAGAGAAAACTCCCTCATCAGAGTTAAGTGATGAAGACGTTCTTTCTTTTTTGAAGAATAGATATGACAAAGAAATAAATTCAGTTGATGAACTTTTTACAGAAAAAGAAGTAAATGAACCATTACCTGAAGATGTTTCTGCGTATTTAAAGTATAAGCAAGAAACTGGTCGTGGCATCAGTGATTTCTATAATTTACAAAGAGATTACGATGCTATGGAAGATGATGCTGTACTTGCCGACTATATTGCAACCCAAGAAGATGGGTTAGATGCAATTGACATTCAAGATGTCATGGAGGATAAATTTAGTTTCGATGAGGAACTTGATGATCCAAAAGACATTAAGAAGAAGAAGTTGGCTAAAAAACGAGAACTCGCAAAAGCGAAGAAGTTTTTTAATGAACAAAAAGATAAGTATAAAATTCCTCTTGAGTCAAGTGGGGGTGGATTATCAGAAGATCAAGAAAAACAACTTAATGCTTATAAAGAGGCTCTTGAGAAATCTCAAACGCAAGTTGAGGCAAATAAAAAAATAAGAGATTATTTCCAAGAAGAAACTCAAAAGGTTTTTTCCGATGACTTCAAAGGTTTTGATGTTACTGTAGGAGATGATAATTATACGTATAAGCCAGGTACTGCACAAGAATTATATAATGTTCAATTGGACTTTAACAATTTTGTGCAAAAGTTTGTAGATGATAAAGGTTTGATAAAAGATGCAAATGCATACCACAAAGCTTTATCTGTTGCAAGTAATCCTGACAAATTTGCCAAATACTTTTATGACTTAGGGATGTCACAGGCTGTAGAAAATGTTTCTAAAAAATCTAAAAACATTAATATGGATGTGAGAAAAGCCCCAAGTTATGTTACTAAGGATGGTTTAAAAATTAGAGCTGTTCAAAGTAGCAATAATGATAGTGGAAGAGGACTCAAAATTAGAAGTATTAAAAAAATGTAAAACAATTTAAAAATTAAAATTATGGCAGTAAATGTAGCCCCTGGTTTTGATTTGCAACCAAGTAGTCAGCAAGTACCGCTTTCTACAAATTATATTACAGACTTTAATTTCTTGAATCAGTATTTACCTGATACATTTGAAAAAGAGTTTGAAAGATATGGCAATCGATCAATAGCTTCCTTCCTAAGAATGGTAGGAGCTGAAATGCCTTCTAACTCTGACCTTATTAAATGGGCAGAGCAAGGAAGACTACACGTTAAATATCAGAATTGTACTTCAGGTGCAGGAGCAGCCGCAGCAAATGGTGTGTGGACAATTCCTAATAACATTACTAACTTTAACCCTGCATTAGCTGGTTCTCCAAATTCTGCAGCTCTTAGAGTTGGTCAAACTGTAATGATTTCTGACAAGACTGCAGGTTCAAACCTCAGTAACAAAGGAATCGTAACTGTTGGACCTGGTTCTGGTGGTAATGCAGTTAATCAAGTAACAATTGCTTACTATGAGGCTGGAGGCCAAGCAGTAGCAGCAGCAGTTGCTTGTGATATTTTCGTATATGGTTCTGAATTTAACAAAGGAACTAATGGAATGCAAGGATCTCTTGAAGCTGATGACTTCATCTTTGACAACAAGCCAATTATTATCAAGGACAAATACAATGTATCTGGTTCTGATATGGCTCAAATCGGATGGATTGAAGTTACTACAGAAAATGGAGCATCTGGATATTTATGGTATCTAAAGTCTGAGCATGAAACAAGACTAAGATTCGAAGATTACTTAGAAACTGCAATGATTGAAGCAGTTCCTGCAGAAGCAGCTTCTGGTGCTGGTGACTTCTTACAAGGAGTTGGTGCTGGTGCGTCTGTAGCAAACCTTAATGGTTCTGATGGTATCTTCTTCGTAGTAGGAGCAAGAGGTAATGTTTGGGGTGGAGGAAATCCTTCTTCTCTTGCAGACTTCGACTCAGTTATTTCAAGATTAGACAAGCAAGGTTCTATTGAGGAAAATGTAATTTTCTTAAACAGAAACTTCTCGTTTGATATCGATGATATGTTAGCACAGCAAAATTCTTATGGAGCTGGTGGTACATCTTATGGATTATTTGACAATGATGAAGAAATGGCACTTAATCTTGGATTCACTGGATTCAGAAGAGGCTATGACTTCTACAAGTCAGACTGGAAATATCTAAACGATCCTACAATGAGAGGTGGTATCGTAGGTGGAAAAGTTAATGGACTATTAGTCCCTGCTGGTTCTACTACAGTATACGATCAAATCTTAGGTAAAAATGCTAAGAGACCATTCTTACATGTAAGATATAGAGCTTCCGAAACTGAAGACAGAAGATATAAAACTTGGATCACTGGTTCTGCTGGTGGAGCAAGAACTTCTGACTTAGATGCGATGGAAGTAAACTTCTTGAGTGAGAGAGCTGTATGTACTTTAGGTGCAAACAACTTCTTCTTATTCCAAGATGCTTAATATTTAATCAATAATTAGGGGAGGATGTCTCCTCCCCTTTTTATTTTATTTAATCAAATTAAAATTTAATATAATGAAAAAGACAAAAAAACAACCTTTGGTAGATAAATTCTACAAATTAAAAAGAGATGCCGCACCACTTACCTATATGTTGGCATCGAGAAACTCAGCAAGATATCCTTTAATGTGGTTTGATGAAGAACAAAACGTCAATAGACCACTTAGGTATGCTAAAAATCAAAAGTCACCTTTTGAAGATGAACAAGATGGAAATGCAATCTTAGAACCAATTCTGTTTGAAGATGGTATTTTACATGTTGCTAAAACCAATCAAGTATTACAACAATTTTTATATTATCATCCACAAAGAAACTATGTGTATGAAGAAATAAACAAGGAGCAAGATGCTGCGGAAGAATTAGAAATAGTAGAGTTAGGTTTAGATGCTCAAGTTATGGCGAAAAACTTAGAGTTTGAAAAACTTGTTTCTGTATGTAGAGTTCTTCTTGGCAGTGGTGTAGATAAGAAAACTTCAACTGAATTGAAAAGAGATATATTATTATATGCTAAAAACAATCCTATTGATTTCTTAGACACACTTAACGATCCGATGTTAGATTTACAAGATGATGTATATAAGTTTTTTGATAATGGGTTCTTAACATTTAGAAACCAATCTAAAGATGTATACTTTGATTTACCAAAAAATAAAAAGAAACTATTAACAGTTCCTTTTGGTGAAGACCCATACTTTATAGTTGCATCACACTTTCAAAGTGATGATGGTGTTGAGATATATAAACTCTTACAAAGAAGGCTTAAAAAAGATAAATAAGGTTTCATATCTTTGTGGTATTGTTTAACCCATTAAAATTTTTAACTATGGTAAAATATCTAAAAGTCAGTTTAAGCGACGCTTATCATTTAATTCCTATTCAAAGTATTTTAGGAATTGAAGTAGGAGCAAATACGGAAGTAAAAATCCTTACTCACAATGTGGGACATACTGCTACAGGTGTATCTGAAGTTTTAGGCTACAAAATCACTGCTACTACAGCAGCAGATGCAGCTAAGACTAAAGAGCAACTTAACAGTATTGTGGATGCTATCGAAGATGCACTACAGACAAGCTGGACAAACCCTTACTATTTACTTGAGCCTAAGTATGCTATTACAGCTATTGCTCAAATAGAAGAAGAGTGGTCTGCATAAGACAACTTAACTAAAGGTAGAAAGGGGCTTAAATATTTAGGCCTCTTTTTTTTTTATTATCTTTGTACAAACTCAACTTACAATGATAAACGAAGTAAGAAACACAGTATTAGCTATTGCTAATAAGAACAACTATGGCTACATATCTCCACAAGATTTTAATCTATATTGTGAACAAGCACAGTTGGATATATTTGAAGATTATTTTTATCAATATAACAATTGGATTAATAAAGAGAACGCGAGAATATCAGGAACAGGATATGCAAACATAGTTAAAGGTTTAGAAGAAGTAGCAGATAGTTTTTCAGCTGAGGTATTTTTAGATCAGACTGTGGCTAATTTAAATAATGCCAACCTTTATAATCTACCTCAAGATTACTATTTAATAAATAAAGTTTTTTATTATCCCTCTGCAAGATTTAGTGGTACTACGACTGGAGCACAGGGTTATAAGTTAATTGATGCTACTGGTGGTTTTGTGCCTTCACCGGCAAATCCTACATTTTTACAGAATCCACCTATAGGAAGCATTATAGTTAACACTTCATCTAACCCAATCTCACAAGCCTATGTAACTGCAGTGGATAGTACCACAACATTAAGT